GGTGAAGCCCTACACAAAGAACGCTATGACGAAGAAGCCCTAGCACGAATAGAAAGGGCGGTAGGCCCACGAGATTGGTCTGCGCTGTACCAGCAGAACCCCGTTGCTGATGACGGCGACTACTTCACCCGAGACATGATCCAGTACTACGACCGTGACGACATAGACCTTGATCGCATGAAGTTCTATGCCGCGTGGGATTTGGCGATCGGTAAAAACGATAGAAACGACTACACCGTGGGCATGGTGATCGGGGTCGACGAACAAGACTGCCTGTACATAGTAGATGTGGTGAGAGGTCGATACGACGGTTTCGAAATCGTTGAGCAGATACTCGATATGTACGAAACGTGGAAGCCCTCAATTATTGGTATTGAGAAAGGGCACATTGAGATGGCCCTCGGACCGTTCCTCGAGAAGCGTGTGCGTGAGCGCGGACTCTACGAAGCGTACTTCAAAGACTTAAAGACAGGCCGCAGGGATAAAGAAGCGCGTGCTCGAGCAATCCAGGGACGAATGCAGCAGGGCATGGTGTTCATGCCTAAAGAAGAACAATTTACTGGCCCACTGGTAGCCGAGTTATTGCGGTTCCCAAACGGCGTACATGACGACCAAGTAGACGCACTCTCTTGGTTAGGTCTGATGATGACAGAGTTCAGCACCTTCCATGAAAAGATAGAGCACGTCCCGTCTTGGAGAGATCGCCTACCTGGATTACTAAAAGGCGAACGAACTAACAAATCTGCAATGAGCGCATAATAATGGCTAAAGATACAAAAATATCCCCCGCAAAAGAAGAAGAGATTACGCGATCTCAGTGGGCGCGATACGAGCGAGCCCGAGATAATGGGCACTTAGAATATGTATGGATGGCGCAGAAGTGCGATGAGTACTACCGAGGCGATCAGTGGGACGAAGATGACGCAGCAGCACTAGAAGCAGAGGGTCGCCCCGCGCTTACTATTAATACAATTCTACCTACTATTAATACAATACTGGGTGAGCAGTCCACGCGCCGGGCTGATATCCAGTTCAAGCCACGGCGAGGTGGTGAGGCCGAGGTGGCGACTACCCTTACCAAGCTATACATGCAGATCGCAGATAACAACAAGTTAGATTGGGTAGAACAACAGGTGTTCAGTGACGGCCTGATCATGGACGGGCGTGGGTACTTCGATGTACGCATGGACTTCAGCGACCACGTTGAAGGCGAAGTTCGAATCACGGCAAAAGATCCGCTAGACATACTCATCGACCCTGACGCAAAAGACGCCGACCCAAAGACCTGGAACGAAGTGTTTGAAACTAAGTGGATGACACTTGACGAGATCGAAGAACTGTACGGAAAAAAGAAGGCGGAGAGATTACTCTTCGTTGCAGAAAACGGCATGTCCTTTGGCGCAGACTCTGTTGAGTACCAGGAGTCCCGTTTTGGAGATAACGAAAACGCAAACGATTTCTTTGGAGACTCTGTACCAGGAGACGATGAGTATCGCACCGTTAGGTCGCTACGCGTCGTTGAGCGTCAGCATAAGAAACTAAGCCGCGCATCTTTCTTCGTTGACCCCGACACAGGGGATCAGCGCCAGTGCCCGGATGAGTGGAAAGAGGCGAAGTGCAAGAAGTTTGCAAAGCAGTACAACCTGACTTTAATCAGTAAGGTCATACGTAAGATTCGTTGGACAGTGACCTGCGACCAAGTTGTACTCCATGACGATTGGTCACCCTATAACCAGTTTACGATTATCCCGTTCTTCTGCTACTTCCGAAGAGGTAAGCCCTTTGGGATTGTACGTAACCTCCTATCTCCACAGGAGCAGTTGAACAAGATTGCTTCTCAAGAGTTGCACATAGTTAATACCACAGCCAACAGCGGTTGGATGGTCGAGAGCGGGTCACTGGTCGGTATGACAGCAGACGATCTCGAAGAGCACGGAGCAGAAACCGGACTCGTACTTGAATATGCGCGAGGTACGGCACCCCCATCTAAGATTCAACCTAATCAGATCCCGACAGGGCTCGACCGCATCGCTATGAAGGCAGCCGCGAATATTAAGACTATCTCGGGTGTTAACGACTCGATGCTAGGTACTGATAGCGCAGAGGTATCAGGTGTGGCGATTCAGGCTAAACAGAATCGTGGTGCCATTATGATCCAAGTGCCGCTCGACAACCTACGTAAGGCTCGTCAGTACCTGGCTGAAAATATACTGAACCTTGTTCAGACCTTTTATACCGAGCAGCGAGTCATACAAGTAACGAACGAAGCAGACCCCCTCCAGCCTCGAGAAGAGATGGTTATAAACCAAGAGACTCCTGAAGGTATGGTTATCAACGATCTCAGTCTGGGTGAGTATGACGTGATAGTTGCAACCGCCCCCGCTCGGGATAGCTTCGATGAAGTTCAGTTTGCAGAAGCGCTTAGCCTAAGACAGGTCGGCGTCTCAATACCTGATGATGCGATTATTGAATACAGCCACCTGTCTAAAAAGGGCGAGCTAGCGAAACGTATCCGTGTCGCGACTGGCCAAGAGCCTCCGACTCAAGAGCAAGCAGAAGCTATGCAGCAACAGCAGCAAATTCAGATGCAGCAGGTCCAGCTTGAGATTGCGAAACTGGAAGCAGAAGTTCAGAAACTACAAGCAGAAGCAGCAGTGAATATCGCTAAGGTGCAAGACATAACTGACGTAGATCCGCAGATGAGAATGCAGGAACTGCAAGCCAAGGTCGCGATGAATGAAGCCCAGTTAGAGCTAAGACGTGAGCTTTCATCTGCAACTAACCAAGCGAAAGCTGATCAATCACAAACATCTGCCGCGACTAAGTTAGCGACAACCGCTTTTCAAAATAGTAATAAACCCCAATAGGTCGACATACCAAATATGCGGCCCCCCCAAAATGGAACGATAGGAGTTCTTAAATGAGTGAGCAAAAAGACGACCAAGCAGTAGAAGACACCTTGCAGTACGAAGTTATGCCAGGCGCTGATCGGCCAGAAGATGAGTCGCCGCAACTTGACCTCAGTTTCGCTGAAGTCGAAGAAGCTATAAAGGCAGATGACGATGAGGACGAAGAAACTGTGGCAGAAGGTACAGAAGAGGAAGCCGCTACCGAAGAATCCGAAGAGGTTATGGATGATGAACTCGAAGCCAGCGAAGAAGAGCCCGAAGCCGAGCTCGAAGAACAACCTGTAGCTGAAAAGCCTACTAAAAAACCGATGGTGCCTAAAGCTCGATTGGATGAAGTGTTAGCTAAACAGAAAGCCCTCCAAAAACAGCTTGACGAGGTTAACGCGGCGAACGTAAAAGCCGAAGACGCCCCCGAAGAGTATGATTTTGACGCGAAAGAAGTCGAATATCAGAATATGGTACTCGACGGAGAGTCAGCAAAAGCAGTTGCCCTTAGACGGGAGATCAGAAAAGCCGAACGCGCGACTTTAGAGTATGAGATGCGTCAGGAAATGTCCCAAACGGTCAACCAAGATCGCCAAATGACAGCGCTTCAACAGGCAGCTACCGCGATGGAAGAGGCTTACCCAGTATTCAGCCGTGATGCCGCTGAATTCAACGAAGATTACACAAACGAAGTCGTTGAGCTGCGCGATATGTTCATGATGAAGGGTTATGAGGCGGTTGATGCTCTGTCAAAAGCCGTGAACTACGTCGTAAAGGACCACGATCTTGGTGAGTCTGGCCAATTAGCGCCAAGTTTGGCTGGTAAGGCGCAAAAAACGGACGAGTTATCTAAAAAACGAGCCCAGATTAACAAAAAACTGAAGGCTGCTGAGGCGCAACCCCCAGAATTACCTGGCGAAAGCTCCTCAACCCACGGGGAGAAGACGCTCGACCTGTCCTCGATGACTGAAGACGAGTTTGCAGCACTCCCAGAAGCAACTTTGAAGCGTTTGCGCGGCGATATTATCTAAAGAGGTAACAATGGCAACTACAAAAGACCCACGATTAGCCCGAGCAGGAGTCTCGGGCTTTAACAAACCCAAGCGGACCCCTAGCCATGCTAAAAAGAGCCATGTTGTTGTGGCGAAAGAGGGCGATAAGGTCAAAACAATACGGTTCGGTGAGCAAGGCGCTTCGACAGCGGGTAAACCGAAGGCTGGAGAAGGCGACAAGATGAGGGCCAAGCGTAAAAGCTTCAAAGCGCGTCATGGCAAGAACATCGCCAAGGGAAAGATGTCGGCAGCTTATTGGGCCGATAAGGTTAAGTGGTGATGGCTAGAAGATAGCCAAAAAGACAGCTAAGTATCGATAGCGGTTGCATTGTTTTATTAGCTGTACTAATATGATTGATACGTCTATCAGTACGATAACTGATCGGCCCGTAGCCGCTAAAAACGTACCCCTCGCCTGTACAGGCGTAAAACTTGCCGAGGACGACCCTCGTTAATCAACGCTAAACGTTCTTCTACACGATAGTAGAAAAACGGATTAGCCGCTCCTAAAGTCGGCTACTTATATCAGTGACAATAATGTCGCTGATAAATTATCTATCTTATACGGAGCCTATAATGGCCTTAACAAATTTCGGTACGCTCTCGGGCGACCAACTTCAAACTTGGAGTCGCGACTTCTGGAAAGTAGCTCGCAACCAATCATTCATCAACCAATTCGCAGGTACTGGCTCAAACGCTATGGTACAACGCGTAACTGAGATGACCAAAAACAACAAAGGCACCAAGGCTAACATTACTTTGCTTGCCGATATGACTGGCGACGGTATCACTGGTGATTACACTCTGGAAGGCAACGAAGAAGCCCTCCGCGCGTATGACATCAGTATCGAGCTTGATCAGCTACGTTTCGCTAACCGCATCGCTGGCCGAATGACTGACCAGAAGACTGTTGTTAACTTCCGTGAGCAATCTCGCGACGCACTTGCTTATGCAATGGCTGACCGTTGTGATCAGTTGGCATTCTTAACTCTGTCAGGTGTTGCTTACACTAATAAGAACAACGGCGCATTACG